TGCTTCTCCCAGAGTGTCGTCATCGCTTTTGCCTTTCGTGGTGGTGGGAACCCCCCGGGCGGCCGTCCGGTGGAACGACCGCCCAGGAGGAACCCTGCTGCGCGCTAGGGGAGCTAGACGCGGAGCCTGGTGGGAGGGCCTAGAAGGTCGGCGTAACCAAGCCGGTCCCCATGACCTGGCTGATGGCTGCCGGGTAGCGCCCGAACACCGCCGCCGCATACTGGAACGCGACCATCTTGACGGTGAGCTGGCCGCCGAGCGTCTGATCCATGCGGACCATCTGCGGCGCCCCAGCCGACTCGAACAGCAGCATGTCGGCGCGCCTCACGACGAATACCGAGTCCTGATTCGATCCGGCGCCGGTGTTGGTCTTGACGTTCGCGTCGGCGACCACGGGGATGCCGGCGATCTGTAGGCCGTTGAGGCCGTAGCCGGCGATCGGGCCGTGACCCATCGCGTTCTGCGGGACGTTGGTCTGCGGGAGCACCAGCGGGCGAGACTGACCATCCACCGCCGCGGCGAGCCAGGCGGCGCGCCTCGGGTGCATGATGATCAGGTCGGGTCCGGCGTACCGGTTCGAGTTGATCTGCTGGATCGCGTCGAGCAGTTTCGGGTAGAACTCGGCGACCGTCGGCGACGCGTCGGTGTAGACCACGTCGTTTTTGCCGGTGATGTTGTTCAACCCGAGCAGCGCGCCCGAAGTGCCGTCGCCGTACAGGCAACCTTCGTCGAGCGTCGTCGCGATGGCCGACGACAGGTCGGCCATGATCAGGGCGTCGATGCCTTCGCCGCGGTCCAACGCCTGCCGGCTGATGTCCTGCTGGCCGGCGATGGTGCGAACGTCGATCGTCAACAGCGTGTCGTCGATGTCGGTTTCGCTCACGGCGGTGTTCTCGGTCGCCTGGACGGCAGCCGACGAACCCGTTGTAACGCGCGAGATGTTGAGGGTCATCCCCGATCCTGGGAGCGGCATCGGGGTGCACAGGTTGGCGAACGGCCGGCCGGCGCGTGCCAGCTCGGCGGCGAGGCTAACCAGGTACTGCGGGACGACCAGCCCGGCGAAGTTGGCGGTCGTGCCGTCACGGTGCTCGACGTCCATTTCGGACGAGTGGCGCGAAATGCGCTGCTGGGCTGACGGGTCGTGATGGAACTGGGAGGCGTACAGGTCGCGGAAGAATGACCGGCCCGACTCCTGGGAGTACGTCAACGGCTCGTCGCCGACGCGAACCTCGGTTGAGGCATCTGCGGCGTCCTGGGTGGGTGTCACCTCGGCGCGCATCTTCGCGGCCTCAGCGTTAGCGAGCTGAATATCCCGAAGCTCGGTGATGCGAACATCGAGGGTGTCGGCGCGAGCGTGGAGATCAGAAAGGTTCTTTTCCTCGGTCTCGGACAGGTCGCGGGTTTCTTCTGCGGCGGCGTCGCACACGGCAGCCATCGAGGCGCCGATCTCTGCACGTTCGTCGACCAGCTGGTCGAGCAGCTTCATAGGTTTACTCCTGATAGGTCGTGGGTTGGTTACCGGGTGTTCCCAGGTGCCGGCACGACCGGCGGCGCAGGAGCGGCGCAGTAAGAGTAATCATGCCACACGGATGCGACATTGCAACGGATAGTTACAGGGTGAGCAGGCGGGCGCGCCACACGGCGAGTTTCGGCGCCGACGTTTCGTCGTCCGGGTCGTATTCTCTGACGCTGAGAACGCGGGCGTCGGCGTAGGCCGGCACCTCCGAGATCAGGCCGACATGGTGCAGCTTGACTTCGTCCCTTTGGACGAGGGGGCGGCCGTCGCCGGTTTCGCGGCGGGTGTCGCGCACCGGAACGAACCCGACGCTGAACGAGTGCATCACGCCGTCCCTGGCCAGCTGTAATGCTTCATTTCCGCGGCCGGTGTTGCTCATCAGGAACTCCGCGTACAGGCCGTGGCTGGTTTCCTCCAGCCGGATCGCCCTGCCGAGCGGCATAGCGTCGCGGCGGTGAGCTTCGAGCAGCGGGATGCGGTCCCCGCGCTCCTGGATGCTCTTAGCGAACGCTCCGGGGGCGAACCGTTCGACGTAGTCGCCGGCGTCGAACTCCGAATCGAATGGGGCGGCGACACCGCACACGCGGCGCCCCTCGGCCGATTCGCGGACCTCGATGCTGTCGGCAATCAGGTTTCTTTCGATTATGTCGCTCACAGTCCCTCCTCATTTCGGACTTCGTCGACTGTCTTGAATCCGGCTTCGATGGCGATCTGTGCGGCCTGGTAGCGGGTCAGCATGTCGGGCTGCATGAAATCGGCGACGCTGATCGACGCTGACTGGCCGCGTGGCAGCGCGGACGACAGGGCCGCCTCGAGGCGGTGAACCCAGGGCCGCAGCCCGAACCGGACGAACGCCCGGCTGTCCTCAGCAACCGTCGAGTAGGTCAGGCTGTCGCTGGATGGCGCGCCGGCCAGGTGGGCGGGCACCCCGAACAGGGCCGCGATCTGGGTAGCGCTCCACTTGCGGGCCTCGAGCAGCTCCAGGTCGGAGTTCGACAGCTGTATGGGCTTGTACGCGAGGCCGCCGGACAGAACCGCCGGGGTGCGGTCCCGGCCACCGTGGGACTGAACCCACGCTTTCTTCAGCTCGGTGGCCGCTTCGGGCGACAGGTCGACGTCGGTCGTGATGACACCCGACGGAATCGACCCCTCACTGAATATGCGCTCAGTCCACTCATGCTCCGCAATGGCGAGGCCGAGGGCGTGGCGGTGCGAATCCAAGACGCCCTGGCCGACGACATGGCCGGGCCGCATAAAACCGCGCATATGGAGCATCTCGAAACGGGTGTACGACTCCTGGCCGACCTTGTAGGAGATCGCGCCGGTATCTGAGCTGACCTGAACCTGGACGGCGTCCGGGTCGAGAACGACGAGCTGGCGCGGGTGGCCGAACCGGTCGAAATCGCCCATGAGGGCATACGCGTTGCCGCGTAGCAGCGCGGACGTTATGAGCGCCGACCAGGTGTCGATCCTGTTCTCGGTCGGGTTGGGTTGCATCAGGATCTGGGGCGTGTCGATGCGTTCGCCGTCCCGGTAGGCGTGAACCGACAGGGAACCGATCGTTGAACTTATGAGGTCGACGCAGCGCCACAGGGTGACGATGCCGAGGGCGGTCTGGTCGGTGACCGAAACACCCGTCAGGTTCGACGGAATCAGCGACGGGGACCAGGGCGGGAACTGGTCCGGGTCGCGGGTCTGGACGCGCTTTCTAGCAAACAGGGCCATTTAGAAGATCCTCGGAGTAGGTGGGATTATCACAGGGATTTCGTTAGCTGAGTCAAGGGCCATGACGGCGCACACCGCCGCGTCAATCTTACGCGACGAACCGGTGTGGTCTTTCACAATGCGGCTTCCTAGCCGATCCGTTTTGAGGCGACAGTTTTCGATGTGGCGCATCAGATGGGGCGCGTTCTCGTTGGCGACGATTTTCAGATCGCCTTCGAGGATCGCGTCGGCGAACCGTTTCGTGGCCGGCACCATCCTGCGGGCGTTCTGCGGGAACTCGACGACCGGGAGGCCCTGCTCGTCGCCGAGGCCCTGCATGGCCGGCCCGATCAGATAACGGTCATACATGACGGCACGGGCCATGAGGCGTTCAGAATGTTCGACAACAGCGGCCAGCAGGTCGTTGACGTTGACCCGGTAGTTCTCAGGGCCGTCGATCGGCTTCTCCTGGATGTGCAATAGCTCACAGCGCCCATCGGCCGTGGCGGCTACGACCGCCGACGCGTCAGACGACCAGGAACCGTCGACGGCCAGCACCGGGTGGTCCTCAGCGGTCAACGGGTCACAGGTCTGGATCAGGTCCAGCTGGTGCGGTTCGAGCCATACATCACGGTTCGTGATCCACGACCCGAGGTGCAGGCGCCGAAACTCCGGTGCCGGCAGCTGCTTGAGCTGCGATGCCAGGTATTCCTCGGTTACCCAATCGCCGAACGCCGGGTGGGCGGCCGCCCACGTTGCCGGGTCCTGGTAGTCGGCGTCCGGTGGCGGCGGTTTCCACCACGACCACCAGGTGTCGTCGTCGACTTCGCCGGCTGTCACACGGCGGTCGTACTCGACGAGGTTGCTG